CCATCGTCCTCACAGACGATGGGATCGGCTGTTACCCGGCATTCGCTGGGTCAACTCATTGGCAAAGGTGTACACATGACTACCGAGACTAATAAACTGGAGCGGAAGTATTCGGAGGGCTCATCCTACGTTGTAGGCTTAGTCCCCGAACCGCCGACGCTTACAGAATATGATTTCGGGCCATATGTCCTAGATACAGTCAAGTCCTATGGACAAAGTATCAAAGACTGGAGGCTCGCCATAAAGGAGAAGCGATCAGCCACATCCGTTCTGGATGTTGTTGCTCACAACGCCTATTATGACAAGTCAGTCGTGTTAGAGAAGAAGGGATCTGGGTATATAAACTCGTTTGAACGAGCCTATTGGTACAAAAGGACAGGATTTGCGTCCTACCCTAGTATCGCCCTCATGTCTCCTGATCTTTCGTCCGCCACCAATGAAGCGTTCCTCAAGTTTGTCTCAAAAGCTCGGTCTGCGCAACGACCCTTTCAGGGGGGAGTTGTGCTTGGCGAGATTCGAGAGACAATTAGGATGATTAGAGCACCAGGCAAAGCGTTGAGTGATAGTCTTTATAAGTTCCTCCGAGGCTATAAAAAACCTCGTGGATCTATGAAGTCACGCGCTCGCTTTGTGGCTAATAGGTGGTTGGAGTACCGTTTTGGTATTCTTCCCCTCCTATCAGATATCGACTCCGGAATGGAAGCCTTATCACGCATCGCCGTTAAGCCTCCTGACACCATATCGGTGTCGGGGAAGGGCACGTCGTTCGTCTCTGGCAGATCTTCCGAAGATGATGTCGTTCTCTATGTTGCACCTATCTCAGGCCATGGCTATGTAACTCAGAAGGGAGGTTTTGAACTCCTCTCTGGGTTTGCTTTGGTCCGAGTGTATGGTGCTATCAAGGTTTCATGTGGGCCATTTGGCTATTTTGGGCTAAATGGTAAACAGGCTTTCCTTGATTTCATCCCGACTGTATGGGAGTTAATCCCATACAGTTTCCTCGTTGATTATTTCTCCAACATCGGGAGCATCATCGAGTCCCTCACACTTCTGAGTTCTGACGTTGCATGGGCCAATCGGGGCTACAAAATAGACCAACGAAACCAGCGCATAGTCAGCTATCAGGGATGTGATGGAGAGGGTACGTATTATGGCGCTTTCAAGAAGCTCACACTACATCGCGAACCGTTCTCGGTTTCGACGTACGTCCCGTCGATTCAATTTAAGTTGCCTGGTTCTTCGACCAGGTGGACTAATATTGCGGCGTTGGGTGTTCTTGCTGGAAGCAAATCTAAACTATTTCGACTCTAGGAGTCCTTTCAATGACAATTTCAATTCCTGGCTCTGTAACAGGTGGAGCACAGACTGGTTTCACCAGTCCTACCTACACTACTACGACTGATGTGGCCCCCGATGTCAATGGCAAGCAAGTTGCTGTCACTGCTATCGGTGGAACACAAACCGATGTCCGAACTCATACGCCATCTGACCCCTTTACGATAACGTTCGTAAGGCCGAAGGTGACGCGTGCACTGCCGAATGCCAACCCTGTTACGGGTCGGTATACGAATGTGCCTGTGAATTCGTACGATTGGATCTTTCGGAAGGGTGTGAAATATGCTGCGAATCAGGCGCCCCTCGTTGCGATTCATCGGTCATCCACTGGCATTCCTGCCGGTGCTGATTCGTATGACTCCGCTAACGTGCGGGCTCTTGCTTCGGCCGTCGTCGGCACCTTAAATGGTGTCTCCGCCGGATGGGGCGATACCCTTGTTACGGGTATCATGTGATTATGTTAGAGAAATCTATCACAATCAAGCAGATTCTACTCCTTCTTGCACTCTTTTTGAGTGGTAAGTTGGATGTTCAATCTGTCCTTACAGCACTTTCTACTGTTCTTCAGTAAGAAAGTCATGGAGAAATAACTATGCTCAACGACCCTCTCTCATTAACGTCTATCCTTGATACTAACCTCGAAGAGTTTAACAAACGCTTCGGGTGTGTATCATATCTCAAAGCACAAGCCCTGTGGCTTAAGTTTCTCGATAATATCGAGGAAACTGTCGCCGGCTCTTGTGATTGCGATGGGTGTAAGGATTCGCTTTTCCAAGCGTTCCTTATTCTTTACCCGATGTACGATTATGTGTATAAGGTTGAAGAGATAACTTATTAACTCTGTAGTGTCTTTATTTACTTTATGAGGCCTAGCTATGTCTAACATTTCTCGTGATTGGAATCGTTGCTACTCTGCTTATCTCGCCAATCGCCGTATACGAAAGTATACTAACGGTTGGTTCGATGGCTCGGTTGATCAACTCTTAGACGGTGAGAACCGTCTCCTCTTCATGAAACTTGTTAGACGTGCTGAGAGAGAGATCTCTCAGCTTGTTAGACTAGGTATCATGCAGTGAACATTGAGGTAGAGACTATATGACTACTTTGTCTGTTGATCTTTATTCCTGTCTAGAAAGTGACCTTTCGGACCAGGGTCTTCACCCTAGGAACCGAACGCCCGGACCTCGTTTGCGGCATTATGCTGCTGACCTTCTTCTCACAAACGCTCTCAAAAAATGGGAGCCTAGTGACACGAAGATTCAAGACGAGGCTGCTCTTAAACTGTTCCTTGAAAACAACGAACGGTGCAAGAGACGATACCTTCCATGCATTGAGTTTCAGTGGCAGGACACCTTAATCGGTGAACTACGACGGATTCTTGATGATTTCTGGCATCGTAACGGTTTACCACTTGTCAGTACTGACCTTGGCGTCCTCGCAAGAGGCCGCCAGGGCGCAGGTTCTGCTGGTGGTTCGCGTGATACGGACTTTTATACGAAGATGTATGATTCTCCGCTTTGGTACACTTCTCCTGAACTCCTTAGTGGATATCAGGACTACTGCTCTCACCGTCCCTATTGGCGGAACTCCGAGCTTTCTCGGCTCTTCCTACATGGTAAGGATGACAGATCAGTAGATGGCAGTAAATTGACGTTTGTTCCTAAGACCGATAAAATCTCTCGCTCTATTTGTGTCGAGCCCTCGTTGAATATGTTCTATCAACTTGGTCTCGGCTCTGTCATTTCAGATCGACTTAAAGAAAACTTTAAAATCGATTTGGAGACTCAGCAATTCACCAATAGGTGGCTTGCAAGTAAGGGGTCTAGGCTAGATAGCTTAGCAACTTATGACTTGAGTAGCGCGTCAGATACCATCTCATGTAACGTTCTACGTTTCCTTCTCCCAAAGACCTTTTACAGGTTTCTAGAGAAGTATCGTAGCCCGGTGACTGTACATGGCCAGCATGTCCACGAACTGCATATGATCTCGTCGATGGGGAATGGTTTTACCTTTCCCCTTGAGACTATGATCTTTGCAGCGTGTGTACAAGCTGTTTATCGGATTAACGGCATACCCACCACTTTCAAGGGTTTACCCAATGATTGGGGTGTGTATGGTGATGATATAATAATCACCAATGATCCTGTAGTCTGTGATCAGCTGGAATGGCTGCTCTCAGATTTGGGTTTCATCGTTAATAAGGATAAGAGCTTCCGCTCTGGTCCTTTCAGGGAGTCTTGTGGCCTCGATTCATATCTAGGCAAGGACGTACGCAGTTTCTACTTGAAACGGCTTGCGACCCCACAAGATGCTACTGTGGCGATTAACTTGATAAACGAGTATAGTGCTAAGGTAGGCATTTGGTTCCCCAAAACGGTCGCTTTCTTGCGAAAGCGTGCCGTTCGGGACTGGGTGCCGCGTCATGAGAATGACGATGCCGGTATTCGTGTACCGTTTTCCCTTTTTAAGGGGCGGATGGACTCGAATAACAGCTACCTTTACTACGCTTGGGTACCTCGTATAACCCGTATGCGTCGATACTTCCCTAATCAGGAAGGAGCGATGCTAGCGGTTCTCCACGGGAGCCTTCGGCATGGGTGTGTAGTTGGGCGTCAAAAAACGACCAAATATGCACGCGTCAAAAGAGTTACCCCTTCCTGGGATAGCTCTCGGCCTACGCACAGTGAAGACTGGCGAAGACCGTGGCGGCAGTGGGATACTGCCGTTTACATGAACCTGTTCATGTAAACCCTAGGTGTGAGATACACCTCCTGAGGTTGCTGCCAG